GTAAAAGTTTTCATGGTTATCTCCTCATTTGATATAACCATCCTACACTGTTTTTTCGCGTTTGTACATACTTTTGTTTTGTTTAAAATCAATCACTTATAATTTTTTTTCCAGAGCTCGTAATCTTTAGGTTCATTAATCTCTATACCGTCATCATGTACTCGAACAGTTTTAACCATATCGTTGTTCTGAATCCATCTCATAGCTTCAATTGATTCTATCTTTTCTTCTTCGTATCGTGTAAATGTATTCCAACGTCTTTTTGCTTCTGGAGTATAGCCATGATAACCTAAAGCAAAGTCACCATATGTTAATGCGCTGCGAACAAACCAATGTACAATATTATTTGTTTGAACCATTTTGCAAACTGTAGGATCTGCTTGTCCAGTTGTAGTCATTGGCTTATGCGCCTGAATTACGTAATGATCGTCTAGTGCTTTCTCTATTGCTTTAACTACTGCAATATTAGGATCTGCTGTATCTCCCTGCACATTAATATATTTGTCGTAGTGTAGTTCATTACCTATTGCAGATAAACAACGATCAGTTCCATCTGTACAATCAGGACTTGTCCATATTACAAAATGTTTAGTAATGACATCTGCAATCTCTTGACTATCTGTAAGAACATATGTGTCATAACCAAATGTTTGACATATATCAAATACCCTACGAATCAAAGGTCGACCATCCATATCAATTAAAGGTTTGCCAGGAAATCTTGTTGATTGCATTCTAGCTGGTATTACTATTGCGGTAGACATTAAAATCCTCTTTTCAGTTCAATCCATGTTGTATCAAAATAAGGACACAAAAAAGACCATGAGCAATTAGGTCCTATAAATGTTTCTGCTGATGCTAGTTGTGTAACTTTATATATTAATTCATCTTCAGATTTAAAATTACGTGTATCGCCTAAATCTGTGCCTGTTAAAAATTTAAAAATATTATTTTTTGATTTACTATCAATTCCCTTATCACTGTTTTTTATATCAATAATGGAATAAGCTATGGGTAATGCACTTCCTATGTATGGCCATGGTTTAAGATATGTTTTAAATAAATCAAAAAGATCATCTCTTGTAGGATTTCTATAGTAATCTTGAAGATCTAAAACATGATCATAATTTTCTTTACGAAAGATTGGCTCACCTTTTACCTCAAAGAAATGTTTATATGCTTCCCACATAATTTTAGCTTGATCAATATGTGAGCAATATATTATCATATCGTCTTCATGGCCAGAACGCCATGCATGATTCATGTAATTATATTGTCTCCATGTTTTACCTAAAGCATGGTTTGTTGCAAATTCCATCATTTTATAACCTCCACTAAAGGATCAATATATGTTCGAACATCATTTATCTTAATACGTTTTAAACTTCTATGTGGCCAAAACTGACATAGATGCATACATGGAATATGAAGATCTTTGGCCAACAATGACCATGAGTTTTCTGTACCAATAAATGCTTTACTATTTAAAAGATTTACAAATTTGCTATCTAGTTCTTCAGCATTTTTAAAGTTACGAGAATCTCCTATGTTAATCTGATCGTGTAAAAGATCTTCCATCATGTCATGCATAGCATTATCAATGCCTTTATATGATGCACCAAAGCTTGCATCTTTTTTATCTTTTATAGCCATAGAATATGAGAACTTATTATTTTGTTTTCTTTCAGTTTTAAGATAATCAAAAAAGGGTAGGTTAGGTTTTATATTCCATTCACATTTGCCCTTTTTGATTTTAGCATTTTTTAGAAATTTACTATTGAAATGATTTAAATAAACTTCTTTATATAACTCCATAGTTTTTATATCGTCACTATATATTACGGCCTCTTCATCTTCTAAAACATCGATAGTAAGGAAGCTCGACCATGTGTTATGCAATGCACCACTTGTATTATGGTTCATACCAATCCTCTAAATGTTTATACTTTTCATATTTTTCTTTTATTTCTTCTTTTGTTTTTACATTCCAAAATCCATGACGTACACCCTTTTCAAAAATCTCTTTATCTCTTTCATGCAGTTTATCCGATAATCTTTTACTTTCTACATCTTCTGGCGTAAATGCAGCATTAACTCCAGGTTCTACAGTATCGGATATTTCATTATCGCAGAATAATTGACACATATGAGGCATTGTCTTATATGATTCCCATGACTCTGGTAAATCTTTATTAAACCAATCAGATGTAAGAATTTCTTTTAAAGTTTTATGGTTTAAATTATATTGTTCTTTATTGTCTGTATATTTTTTTAACACAGCATTTTCAGCAAAAGCACGACCGCCTGGATTATCTGTATGTTTCGTAGCTTCATATAGATATGCAGGATTTCCTAGATAACAACAAGGTAAAACCTGTCCATCTGGATTCACTAATATTTTCTCATCATTAAGCCAGCGACATATTATATTTGGTTTTTTATCTTTCATACGCGGTTTTTTCATCTTGCTGTCCAGTAAGTTTATTATCAGTAATTGTATCTAAATTATGTCTGTTGTGTGCATTTTGTGATGCTGTATTAATCCAAGGGTTTTGAATAATTTTATCTAAAGATTTATTTGTAATAGCTTCTAAGACATCTTCCTCTCCGTCTTCATTTATAAATTCAAACTTATTACTAGTCAAAAATCTATCTGACTTAATTACATGTACATGTTCTGCACCATACATCATACACATATCTTTTATATCTTTAACGTGATTTTGATTATGTTTAAAAAGTATAGTAAAGGCTTTTGCTATACCGCCTGCAGACGATAACGCTTCCATATTATCTAATACTGTTTGTAGATCTACACCTCTCCTATACTTTTGATGCATCTCATTGTTTATCCCATCTACATCAAAATATACAGTTAATCTTTTACCACAATAATTACCTAGATCTTCCCACCAAGCTGTAGTTCTCATTCCGCCATTTGTATTAATATGTACTTCTGCTTTTGAATTATCAATTACATATTTTGCAATTTTACCTATATCTCTACTCATTATAGGATCTCCCCATGTACCGCATATTTCAAACATGCTCACTCCATCTATCGACTCTGGAGGAAACTGTCTTACAAAATCTTCGAGTGACCATTTAACAAGCGGCAGCCATTCAACTTTACCTAATCCATTTGGATCAGTACGATGACACTGAGGACACGAGGCATTACAATACGTTGATAAGTCTAACCAGACTTTACATTCTTTTACTAAATCTTTGAATTGCATATTTTTTCTAAATACTCTATTGTTTTTTCTGGCTCTTCTAAATATTTTAATTTAGATTGGAATGAATCAAAAATTTTATGTTTCCATTTGTCTTCTCTTTTTATAACTTCATCGAATGAAGTTTTATAATCATATCTTGTCCATTGATTTAATAGTTTTAATTGAAATAATATACCACTACTACATTTCAATACAAAAGAATATGGAACTTTAATATTATCAAAATGTGATAATACATCAGTTTTAGTTGTTTTACCTGGTCTTATATTCCACCAAGTTTCTCCAGCTTCACGCTCTTCTAGTTCAGCTAATGAATTTTTGTATAGTGGTATTATATTAGATAACATATGATCTACTAAATCATTTCTTGGAAAAAGAATATGAACTTCACAAGAATCTAATAATGGAAAGTAAAAGTCAGGATACATAAAAAATTTATCTAATCTTACTTTTACAACAGATTTATTAGGAACAATCATTTGTTCCCCTAAATTTTTAATCTTTCTTTCAATTGCTATATGATGCTGATAAAATGTAGAAGCACATCTAGCAACGGTCAAAATTAAAACATTATCTGATTTCACAATTTCATCCTTAAATTATACTTTATTTATAAATACCAATGGAACAGGAAAACGAGGACGTCAAGATGATCGATCCGGTAACAGCTATCGCTGGTGCTACGGCAGCATACAATGGTCTGAAGAAGGCTATTGCTGTTGGTAAGGATTTGCACGATATGGGATCTACCCTAAATCAATGGGCAGGTGCTATGTCGGATTTAGACTTTGCTCATAGGCAGGCTGAAAACCCACCTATGTTCAAAAAAGTATTTGGTGCAAGTCAAATTGAGCAAAACGCCTTAGAGACATGGGGACATAAACAAAAAGCAAAAGAGATGAGAGAAGAATTAAGATCTCATATTAGTTTATTTTATGGTCCTTCTGCTTGGGACGAGATAGTTAATATTGAAGCGCAAATGCGTAAACAACGAAAAGAAGCAATATATAAAGCTGCAGAACGTAAGCAACTAATTTTAGAATGGATTGTTGGAACCATAGTAGTAGCACTAGGAACTGGTGCAATGATTGGAATAATCTATCTTATTGGTAAAGCAAACGGATCTTGGTAAAGGAGAATTAAATGGCCGCTGGTAAAAGACTACCTCCTGGATCTCAATGGGAACATTTAGATCGTGACGGTGATGGAATTATAACTGATGAAGAGATTGCAATGGAAGAGAGAATGATTGAACTCGCAGATATGCGAAGTGATATGGAAAATGAAGATAAGAAACAAGACGCACAGAGAAACATGGCATGGTTTGCATTATTCGGAATGCTACTCTATCCTTTCTCGGTTGTACTAGCAATATGGTTGGGACTTACACAAGCCGGTTCTATTCTAGGTGATATGGCCGCAGTTTACTTTGTATCGGTCGCAGCTATTGTTGCAGCGTTTTATGGTAAGGAGGCTATTACTGCTCAGAAGAAAAACAGCATCAGTGCGTCATCTTCTAAGAAAGTGGTAGACGAAAGATAATGTTTAGTAAAAAATGTAAATTACATTTAGAGGAAGTAGGCGAAACCCGTTGGCAGCATTTCAAACATGCGATGTGGGTTTCATGGCAATTAGAGAAAGCAGCATATGCAGTTTTCTTTCATGCCTTTGCTCCTCGTTGGTTTACTCATTATGGTAGTAACCAGTGTAAGAAAGTGTTAGAGAGTCGAAATGTCAGAAGCGAAGATAAGTGAAGATACAGTAATTGCAACACCACTACGGAATATCATAACTATTATTGGAGCCGTAGCCATAGGAACTTGGGCATACTTTGGTGTTATTGAAAGACTAAATCAGATTGAAACCAACATTACGTTGATGAACACCGATTTAGAAAAGAATACAGAATTTAGAATCAAATGGCCACGTGGTGAAATGGGAAGTTTACCGGCAGATAGTGAACAGTTTATGTTAATTGAACACTTGTCAGGTCAATTAGATAAAATGATTATGGATATAGAAAGTGGTAATGCTCCTTACGATCAGCAGCAAAAACTTACTCTAGATTTTTACGAAAAGCGTATAAGTAAACTGGAAGAAAGAATTGATGCGATAAAAAACGGAGGACATTAGAAATGTTTGAGATATTTAAAGGGTTTGTATTATTCTTATTTGTTGATGGTACACCTATAGAATATACTCCAAAGGAATCATTATCAGATTGCCTAAAGACAAAAAGAGAAATAGCAAGAAATGTTGGTGAAGCTGGTAGATATTCTTGTGCACAAGGTGAAGTAAAGATGCAAGAAATCAATGGTAAAAAATTACCAGTTGGATTAGTAGAAAAATGATTCAGGTTACTGACAGCGCTAAAGAGTATCTAAAAAAAGTAGGTAAGCCAAACGTATCACTTGCTGTTAAAGGTGGTGGATGTGCAGGCTTTCAATATGAATGGGGAGTCACTGATGCAGAACCCACAGTTGAAAATCTATGGTTAGATCCTATGGCAGAAATGTTTATCTTCGGATGCACAATTGATTATGTTGAGGAATTGGGTGGATCTTTTTTAAAGGTAATTAACCCTAATGCAACAGCAAGTTGTGGATGCGGAGAGAGTTTCGGTGTTTAAAAAAACAAGAGAGAAGTTTAAAAAAAGATTAAAAGAGTTATGGAATGTCGATAGCATCATAGATCTTATGGTGGATTTTTTACTCTTAGTCTTTGATGTTATCTACTCACCAATTCTTATTATTGTTAGATTGATTCGTCATTTCTTTAACGAATGGATTGTCAATACAGTTAAACGTTTTTTAAAGTGGTTTGCTCATAAGATATTGAGAATACCAGAAGTAAAGAAAGTAAAATAATGTACGAATACAGAGCAACAGTATTAAGAGTCGTAGATGGTGATACAGTAGATGTAGATATAGATCTTGGCTTTGGCATATGGATGAAACGAGAACGAGTAAGAATGATGGGTATCGATACACCTGAATCACGTACTCGAGATAAAGTAGAGAAAGCTTTTGGTCTTGCAGCTAAAGAAAGACTACGAGAACTTTTACCTGTAGGTTCTAGTACAGTACTTAAAACTGAGATCGATAAAAAAGGTGAAGACGCAAAGGGTAAGTTCGGAAGAATCCTCGGAGACTTCTATGTGTACCATGCTAAGAAAGATGCAACAGTCAAAGCTACTTCAATTCTTATTGAAGAAGGTCATGGTGTAGAATACCACGGCCAATCAAAAGAAGAAGTACATGAAGCACATCTTGAAAATAGAAAACTTTTAATTAATGCTGGAATTATAGACCCAGAGATTTTAAATCCTGATCAGTAGTCCACTCATAACATTGATAGTGAACAACGGTAAAACCGTTTCTTTCGAAGGCAACTATTCCTTCGGCTACGCTAGATAAGCATATCTCTAAATTAGCATAAAGTGTTGGATTTGCCATACCTTTACAATCTGGTACTACGGTATCTGGATTGCAAACAAGTAAAAGTGCAGTAAATAGTGTATTCATAGTCTATCCTTTATATATGGATTGAAGGTGACTTTCAAATTGCTCCACTTTTTCTAATCTGTTCGGCCACAAGATATAATCCTTTTCAGGATTCTGTTTTAAATTATTGAGTAAAGGCGTAATTGCATTATATAACTTGTCAAGTCTTTCTTGAGTCGTAGTCGCTAATTGCTCTGCGTCATTGGCAAGCGCAGCTGTTTGCTGCACTGCTTGCAATTCATCTTCATCAACAGCGGTAAAGCCAAAATCAAACATGTCTGACATTACTTTGCCTGTATACTAATTGTAATTGGTATTTGCGTACCTACATTATAATTATTATATGTGTATGCAGAACCGTTAATACCATTCCATGTGAAATAAATTTTATTATTTTTTAGATAACGTTCTGTCTCATAAGATACAACTTGTTGACATTGTCTTTCAGTTTTATATCCAACAATCTGTTGTCTTGAATTATTCTTATCAGCAGCAATTACACCGCCAAGTACTGCACCTGCTGCAGCTCCGTTATCTTTGTTTGTGATTCCTTTACCTAACAGACCACCAATAATCATACCTGCTAAAACGTCACCACTTGATGCACCGCCACCTTGTACAGTTCCATATACCGGAACTTCTACATTTTGACAATGTGTAGTTGGAACAGATACCTCACGATATCCCCAATTAGGTTCTACTTTTGTAATAGTTGCTCTAAATGTTTCTGCCATTGCTGGCGCACATCCGACCACTGCAATTAATGCTGCTGTTGATAAAAGTTTCATGTTATCCTCCTTGCCTTTCAATCATAATACAGTCCATAGTCTCACTCGGCGTAGACACTAAGATCCTTGCCTTTTTTAATTCTCTTAAACAATCTTCTTTTTTACTAAACGTATCGAGATGATAATAACTCATTGTACTCGTTGTTTCACCGACACTCATCTGTAACCATACTAGTAACCAAATCATGCTGAATCTCCTATTTGCACACAAATTGCTTGAGTGCCTACGTCGAAATAGCCTGATCTTCCGCTTAACGCCTTACCTAGTTCTTCTCTTGCTTCGAAGCACTCATACATATTACTGTATTTATGCCCGTTACCAGATGCATTTATAGCAGATACTACTGCACCACCATTAATAAAGATATAAACAAGAACCCACATTAAACAGCTTCTTGCTCTAAAATATACCTATTTATTTTTGTCTCTGGTGCACAAAACACATTATTAATCATTCTAATGCCAAATACTTCAACTAATTTTCCTGCTAAGGCAGGAGTCTGTGTTGGATCATTAACAAACATTCTGCATTCTTGCTGGTTTTTAAAATATGGATCAGTAAAAATATAGAAATCGGTGGAGTCATCACCGGGTAAAAATTCCATAATTACTACTATCATCCATTTCATTCTTTTAATTCTTTCCTAAGTTCAGCGCCTTCAAAGTTTTCCATAGAAAGATACTTAGCAAGTACAGGATTATTTGGATCTAATCTCTTTACTTCCTTTGCAAGACTATAAATCATCTCATAGTCCATTTTAGTTTTTATATGCTTACCCATTAGTTACGCCTCATCTGCGAAATTTCCTCAGCTTCATCTCTTGAGAAGACCGGGACCATGTTTGACTTGTGCGTCGTTGCGATGCCCAATAATCTTCTCTCGCCTGAATAAACCTGTCTTTCTTTTGGTGCGGTACTTCCTCCTGGAATAGTATCACTAGTACGCACACTTGATATGTCAGTGCGATAATTAGGGATATTACGAAGAACGACACCAGCATTCTTTTCTTTCTTCTCCTTTAACTGCGTATCACTTACGCCCATCTTAGTAAGCCACTTTTCATGTGCAGCTTGCTTTGCTTTCCAGCCTGGCTTCTTTTTGCCTTTGCGCTTCTTAGTACTTATAGTGGACATACCACGAACTAAATGCATTGTCATGATATTATCCTACTCCCATCGTTATCTGTTCACCTGAGCGAATATACCATTCACCGTGTTGTCGGCGACATGCTCTATGAAATATGTAGTCGGCTTGCTCATGTGTCAAGCCTTCCCAACGTTCTTTGCTTTTATTGACGAACCTTATTTCAACCCAATACATTATGCTACCTCATAACCAAGAATTTCTAGTGTAAAAACCGGACCACAATCTTTGTTGAAAGCAACAACTAACTGCTCACGTGGTTCAGTATCCATTTCGTGAACAAGTGTAGCAAGTGCTTCTGCGTCTGATTGCTTAAACAATTCCATTGCAGTTTGGAAACCTTCTAGATCTTCGTGATAAAGATTTTTCATATCTTCTTCAGCTTCTACAAAGTAGCTGAATGTACGGTCACAAAGTGTCTTTACTTCGTTTAGTGGGTTATTCCAAAAAGCTTTAGCTGAATTTGTCATATTGTAATCTCCTCTTTATATGACCTTTATATCACATTAAAAAGGGTTTGTACATAAAAAAATGCGGTTTTAGCTAAAAAAAGTTTTATTACAGATCAATCACTTAGTCCGAACCCGAGGAATTTTTTTCTTTTAGATCTTCTTGACGCATTTTCCATAGCATCCACTCGTAGTATCTCTCCGGTTCTGGATTGTTCCGGTCCATTTTTGGCGGCTCCGGATCTTCTTGTTTTGTCATGTAACTTTGTCCATCCTATAATATCTGTAATATGGTCGCAAGGATCGTCAGGCAACTGCCTCTCCTCTTCGTCCATATAGAATCCTGTTGTTGTTAAACTCACTATTATTTATAGAATTTTTCATATAAATCGCGTTCTAAATTGTGAGCTTCTATTTCCCATGGTTTATCATCATATGCCATATCCCATGGATATTCAGTCTTCTCATATACAATAACATCACCAGTTGGTTGTGTCATTTTATTTGTAGCATACTGATATACATGTACCATTTCGTGAAGTACAGTGGATATTAATTCTTTACGAGCTTGACTAGTATCAACTCTTATTGTATACTCTCGATCATCTTCATCAAGTACATCGCCATGTACTCCTTCTTTTTTACGAAGATTTTTTACAAAGTGTACAGTAACAGAAAGTTTGCGATGACGTGGCATAAGCTCGTTCTTTGCAAACCACAAGGCAGATTCAACTTCTTCTTGAATTGCCTTTTTAACATGTCCGTAATAATCAATAATCATAAAATGATTCTAACACAAAACAAATCAAATGTACACAGTTAATGTACACGAACTTCAACATTTTTTGGTAAAGTTATTTTTGCTTTATCGTGTGTATGGTGTACAACAAACTGAATATTAGGAAACTCATGAAAAATACCTTCAGTGATTGGTCTCCAGTTTTCGGCTAATCTGTGTGTATTACTATGATCTCGATTTGACATTAATACAAGATCAGTTGTGCTTACAAGATTAAAATCAAATATAGAATCAAATCCGTACATATGAATCTCATCACAATTTAATTTATTTGCAAGATAGTGTGTTGCCATGTGTCCACAATTAAAATCTGTATAATTAGCTGCATATTTTGGTAGTACTAAATAAAAGTCTTTTATATGTGGAGCAAACTTCATATAGAAATCAGGTTTCATTTCAGTATATCTTTTTGGCCTTGCTCCCATAACCCAATCATAGGCACGTAAATCAACTGAACCTTCATGCATGGCTTTACACATTTTAAAATCAACAATAGCCGTTGCATATACGTTCTGAATCCCTGTAACCGGAGGAAGATTACAAGTCATAATAATACCTTTTGCAGGTTTATATAAACGATGGCCATCGCCATTTCCAACTAAATGCGCTACTTTACTCATTCATCAAACTCCGAATATGGTCTTTTCCTTTTTGTCCTGTCCAGTGATTAATAACAGCATCTGGTACCTTTGGTCCCTCAATATGTTGCAATCTTAACACATTCCATTTATTTTCTATTTCATTTATATACATCATTTGTTGTAGAGGATCCATCATCTCATGTAATGTTTCTTGATCCCCTCTTGACGGCTTTTGTTTTATTCTATCGCACCATTTATTTAAAATATCTGGCTTACCTTGAAATGCTACAACTCCACTGTTATACATTGTAGTTTTAAATCTTTTTGACCATGGTCTATCAACAACCATACTAATTTTAGTAGGAACTGTCATAGAGAAAATAGGAGATACATCACCTAATATTTCACAATCTGTATCGATCCATATTGTATTTTTAAATGGAGAATTCATCATAGCAAATGGTTTGAGAAACCATGCATGTGGAGTTTCAACTCTCATATCACCCATTGAATCAACATTGCTTTCAAGCCATGTTAACATTTTTTCTGTCATACCAAAATCTACAATTGATAAATGAGTATCATTATGCTTCTTATAGTTTTCTATAAACCAAGGTAATAACCATTCTGTGTTAGCGTCAGAACCTGTCAATACAGCTTTATTTAGATTTGGTTCAGACATTTACAATCTCATATTTTTCATTAAAATTATGCTTAGCCTTACATCCCATTTCACTTTGAATAGTAGTAAAACTGTCTTGTGCTTCGACAGGCCAAGGATAATGTTCTTGTAAGAATGGAAAGGTTTTAATATTTAAAAAGACATCTGTCGGTCTTGCTTCCATTCTTGCCTGATCAATTAACATTTGAGCCGCTTCAGGCTTTACTCTGTATGCATGAGCTCCAGGAAAATATGTTTTAGATTGTAGAGGAACAACACCAAAAGACGATGGAACATTAAATTTTCCGTATGATGGAGCACCAAATGAAACAACTCCCTTAAAATTAATATCAGATGGAACATTGTTGACACACACTGCGTCATGTTCAAATATCGTAACTGGAACATTCTCTTCTACCGAGTATTTCCATAAACTAAAATGCGAAAGAAAGGCAGCAATACAATTAGGAGTACGAGAATATACCTCATTCATATGAGTTACATTAATGCCTTCTTTTTCTATTTGTTCAGGAAGATAAGCATTCGGAACAGTAGCTCGCCATCTTTCAATAATTATTCCTCCAGTACTTAATCCAGATCGTACGCAACGGTCTGCTGCAGCTTCTGACTTTTTATTACCAAAGATTGTAATTACATAATTTTCAGGAATAATCATAATGTTGTTGTTGAGGGAAGACCCTGTACCCTTGTATAATATTTTTTTGTTACACCTAGAAAGCTAAAGTTTTGATAACAAAGTAAAGCATCATTTGGCCAAGCACCAATTTCTTTTACTTTTTGTATTATCTTCTTTGCTGCGAATGGTTTAATTATATATGCTGAGTTTCCGGCTAATCCTTGTGGAACTTCCATATTATCTATTTGAGGAATAGGTTGAATTGGCCAACGGCTTTCACAGATCAATGTATGAAAGACATGAGACTTACGTGTCGCACCACGTGGATCATTGATTCCTATGACTCCATGATTTGTTGGTAACATTGTATCATAATCTAGCTTATTTGTAAATACAGCATCGTGCTCTAAAACTAAGATAGGTTCTTCAAGTGCCATTTTCCATAAATTATAGTGACTCATGAAACAGCCGACTCGCTTTCGCTTGTCGGCCGTTTTGTATGGTGATAAATGTAAACCTGTTGCAAGATCTATCTTTGGAGTATTCCAAGGATAAGACCACTTTAATCCTTCTTTGGCTAAGTTGTCCCAAGCATTTTCTGGTCTTATAGCTCTAAATGATTGTACAACAAAATCATTTCCTACAGCATGAGATGACCTAATACATTCGGCTGCTCCTGCTTCTGATACGGTGTTACCGTCAAGAGTTATAACAAATGCCTTCATTTTCTTAACTCTATAATATAGCTATCTGGCTCTCCTGTAAGCTTGCGATTATCGTGCCTAATAATCTTCATTTTTGATTTTTCAATCTCTGCTAGGAACATATTATTTTCTAACGCGTTATATCTATCCGGATGTCTAAGCAACCATGGATGTTTGAGTTCTTCTAGCGACATAGATTCAAGAGGAAAAACGTCTTCAATAAAAAACGTACCGCCTTCTTTTAAGAAGATTGACAAATATCTAAATGTCATTTTATTAGCTAATGGCGTATGCATACCATCATCAATAATAAAGTCAAACTTTACATCTCCAAACTTTTGCATAAGTTGAGTTTTGACTGATGGTTCAATACTACTTGCTTTTAAAAAATGTGTACGATCTTTTTTATAACAATTCAGATCTTCTGCTTTTGTTCGAGTAAAAATATCTAATCCGTAGAGATTGGCTTTAGGCAAATATTCATGAAAGGCTTCAGTACTATGACCATTAAATACTCCAACTTCTAGAATATTAATTTCTTTGTCTTTAAATTTTTCAAAGACCGGTTCATAGATACGATCATATTGATGCTTTTGAGTTTTATCACATCCGTATTTGTTGAATAGATTTCCTAATTCACCCATAAGTTAATCTCCAATAATTTTTAGTTGGACCGGTATCGAAGTCATATCCCCACATTTCAATATCATCTTTATACCAATCGGCAATAATCTGACGTGACTTATCGTTGTACATATCCATGTAAGTTCCTGGATTCAAAGCAGTTACATTTCGTGCACGAGACATTTGTACTAATCCAAAATATTCTTTGAGATCTTCGTTTAAGTTCTCAAATCTAATTATATCACATTTCAGAGTACCATTTTCATCACATACATGATCTGTCGCAGGATACCAACCACGTACAGCACGATGCCACATAAAATCATGACTTCCCCATTTATGTCGTTCTTCTAGAAAGGCATCAAAGCTCGAAACGTCTGCATATGATGGGTCCATTTTCTTTTCAACTTCAATAACTTTCTTTGCAAAAAAGTAACGACTAACGACCCTATCCCAAGGATTACGAACCACAGCAAAAGCACGAAAACGGCCTGTATAATCTGGGTGAAGGTCTCTCCATCTAGCATGTTCAATTCCATGATGATCTCCTGTCAATGCCATTGTATCTAATAGTTGTTGAGTATATTCTTTACTCTTATGTGTATTTGAACCATTAACTAATATTTTTTCTTTTAAGAAAACACTGTGTCGTATTGTCATTCCAGCATTCTTTGGAATATGCACAAATATTTTTCTATTATCAACCAACATATTTCATAAGCTCCTCTACATTTTCACCACGTGCAGGAAGTTTATCTTTCAAAAAGAAGTGTACAAAATTACACTCTGGGATTCTATCCATTTCGATTCCAGTAAATAAACCGTTCCAATGATATGTCAGATTTTTTACACTCATTTTACTTTCTTTTACGAAAACATTGAGAAGAGTTTGATCAGTTGACCATTTCCAATTTCCCATTCCATCAATGAATGCTTTAAATTCTGGTCGCATTAAAAATTGCATAGGCGTTTGGCCTTTGAGATATTCTTGAAAACCTGTATTTAACACCATCATTCCCATGTTATAGAAGTTAGCGCCACCAGGATGTTTCCAATCAAATAACTTATTAAGTGGATTCATACCATATTGCATACGTGTATAGTTTGCAATCTTACGAGTGTATGCTTCAGTTGTTGGCATTTCTCGTTCTAGTACTCCACCAAAATCATATTCCGCCGGCACTTTATCAAAAATATTAGGAGCACCTGGACGAATCCAAATGTCAGCATCAATAATTGCAACCTGATCTTTAGTCTTTAAATACGTAAAGGCGTTTTCCTTCTCAAAAATTGGAAGGAAACCACCGTGTTTTTCATATGACTCTTTACTACGATTAGTAGCAAAGACATCAGGTTTAATTTTTAGGATTGGTTGTTTTTGCACAACATGTTCTATGTTGTGAGCTTTACAATAATCTTTTACAGATTCTACGCAGTGATCATAAAGTCGCGACCTTTTTCCCACGTATACCTGATATATGACTCTTTTCTTCATATCCATATTCTTCTAAAATAATATCAGCAATTTCAATCGCACGCTTGTATCGTGTTCTAAGTCGATTAGAACCTTTACCATTACCTTTAAACCATATAAGACTATCTATACAACCATTCTTATACTCTTCTGGAATGCGATAGCGTCTAATTATTTCTTCATATTCGGTACGTAAGCTAAGCAGATTCGCCAGTGATATACTCATAGATGTCCTTCCATCTTGCAAAGGTTGGGAATGTAGTATTGTGCATATTATGCGCATGCTCAACCATAATTGATTCAAGACCAAGATCGTTACCGAGCTCAGCATTTTGAAATTTATCTTCGATCCAGATAAGACCGGTATCTCGATATGGTTCTAGAACCTCATCTTTATCTGCACCAGTATCACAAAATATGAATTTAGTAAAAGCAGTATCGCCAAATAACTTTTTAGTATTTTGAATACGAAGCTTTTGAGCATGTTCGTTATTTGAAAGAGCAGTTATCATATGAAATGTATAACCATGTTTACGATGTAGAAGATCTACATAATACATTGCATCTCGAAGAGGTGGTAAGAAACCCATAGCAGCGGATTCATTGAAACGCCTAACAAGCATTTTCTTGTCAAAATGACTTAAGTCGTAACGATCACCCATATCATAATGTTCTTGACCGTCTTCAACGATCTCATATCCTTGAGATTGCATCCAGACATTCATAGCATATTCCCAATTCATGAGAACGCCATCACAGTCAGTTAAGATTATTTTATCTAAATTATTTAAGTCTTTCATATAATTTCCTTTCATATTGTATACTACCACATTTTTAATGGAATGTACATAGGAAAAATTATATTACTCTTTGTCTGTTTCTTTTATGATACAGCTCAATAGTTTCGTGAAGCTTGTCTGTCCAATTATCACGATGCTCTTTATATGTGAGAGCTCTACCATTATCAACATCCATAATGATTACAAGGTTAGGCATAGCCATACCAGTACGTTCTTCCCACATAATAGAATATGCACAAGCTTGAATAAAGTAATGATCAAGCATAGATTTCTTTTTAGGGAATCGAGAGGTTTTAAAATCGACAATACTGTTTACATTATCAAACATACAAGCACAATCACATGTGCCAGCTAATTTAAGATGATCACTATATAATGGAACTTCTTGATCGTAAATAATATTCATACGCTTTTCAAGAATAGGTTTCATATTAGTTAGACTTTGCATGACATGTGGTAACACGCCTTCTGCATAATCAGGATCATTAAGTAGATATTTTTCTATAAGAGTATGAACCGCAGTGCCACGAGTTGCAGCTTTGTGTCCTATCTTGTTGGCTTCTTCTTCGCCGACCTTAGCTCGCCATTTAGCAATCTTATCTTCGTTAAGAATAGAGGTTACAGTTGTAACGCTAGGATATGCCACACCTTCTGGAGTGACATACCTGCGTTTCTCGCCATCTTCTCTTTCTAGAGTTTCATAGCCTAAGTCAATTTTTTCATGTATATAATTCATAATTACATTCTAACACGAATTAACGTGTTTGTACACAGTTAATTTACATTAATTCAAAATGAGGTCCATCAATAAATGGTCGACGGCCTTGTGATCGACGTAAATCTACATAAGCCATCATAGCATCTTCAGCCGTACCTTCGTATGTACGAATATCGCCTTCAGACCAAGCTGCGCCCCATTTAACAGCAACACCTAATTCTTCGGCAGCTGCTTTAAATGCATCAGCAATATCGTCATATACATTAATTTCCCATACAACATCTGAACCGTCATATGCCACAACATCAACAGCATGTGAATAACCAGAATCTTGAATAAGATGTTTTGATTTCATAGTTTGAGATCTGCCTGATGCTACAAGCTTCTCTTGCTCTTCAACAGTACGAACACCGTATGTAACGCCGAAATCTACTTTAGTTAATTCAATTGCACGTTCTACTACGGCGACCATATCTGGATGTACTCCTTCGAGTTTACCTTTTGATCGATTTGATAGTTTAAATGCCATATGTTCCTCCTATAGGTTTAGCATTTCTTTTGTCATAATATAGTCTCTAACAAAATCAGATCGGACAATATCTTCCCATCTAAAATTGATTATATCAAAGTTTTTTAATTGTTCAACAATAGACAAGAATCTATATATTCCTTGTTTATCGTCATCATATTTAAAATCTGTCTGTAGATGATCTCCTGAAAATATAATACGAGAATCTCTACCAACTCTTGTAATAACAGAATCTAATTCGTGAAAATTAAGATTCTGCATTTCATCAACAAGAATCACAGCGTTATCTACTGTAACACCTCTAATAAAAGATGTTGATTCAAATTGAATTTTATTCGAAGATATAGCTTTACTCCAAGATCCTTTATCGCCAAATAAATCACATGCGATAGCTTTGTACGGAGTAATATAAGCTTCTTCTTTTTCTACTTTAGTACCAGGCAAATATCCCATATCTCTTGTAGGTACCATAGATCTTACAATAATCAACCTATCTTGTAAACTATTAGGATCTAAAACAGCTTCTAAACCAAGATACATTCCGACAAAAGTTTTACCAGTTCCTGCAGATCCTGCTAGTACTAAATTAAAATCATCATCCCATGCTTCAAAAGCTTTATTTTGGTTTTCGGTTAATGGTTCATACTCTAACAAATCATCTAGACGAACCGTCATAGAATTGTTCGGTTGCTTATTCCGTTTCATATGTTAACTGTATTCCCCTTACCAGCACCCTTTTTAATTCTTTTTAAATTTTCTTTCCAACCATCGTCGGTTTTACTTAAAGTTCCACCGGTAGATTCAACTATTTTAGGAGCAGATGGAACTAGTTTTAATTTATATTCAAGTAACATATCTTGTAACTCTTCCCATTTACAATTAACTTCCCATGTTTTTGTAGACTTGGGATCATCTTTTTTGACGGTATATATTGGCATGACTATCTCTCGTTTATAGTAATATATATTAAGCTGCTACCTTAAACCACTCAGGTATTTGTCGACGTGTCCAAACCATTTTAAATCGATCTTGCTTTGTTTGGTAATATTCTTGATAAGATCTTACAGGTTCACCTTCATGAATACATTGTGGTTCATGTGTCATTGCAAGAGCGAATGGTGTTAGCTTCTCACTGTAATTAATATTACGCGGAGCATCTCGTAATACATCTGTCAACAGAGTTTCTGTACTGTGAGTTTTACCATAGCGAAACCGATATTCGATACATAAAGCTTTCCAGTGATGATAATGCCATATGTAATTAGCAACAGATTGCATAGTCCATACAGTACATGGATGACCCATATGCACGGCTTTGTATAAGGTATTTTCCATATTATGATTTGGATGTACCCAATATTTTACCATGCGTTTGCCGGATTTTGAAGGACGTTTTGTTTCCTCACCGTCAAGCATACGATGAGCTGTTGATAACATTTGAGCCGACTCGACGATCATTTTTACAACATGCTTGTCACATTGTAATTGAGCAGCTACGATTGGATCTGTGTCTAGGATGAAAATATTCATGTATACTATCCCCCTCTAAAGTAATGATACTTTATTATACCACGACTTAGGGGGGAAGTACACTCCTTTTTTTACTATGAAGCTTCTTTTATACGATTATCCAGATATTTTCGCTTAGCCAGAATTTTTTGCATTAGTAAGATCTTGCCTTTCTTTTCAAGTTTTTGGGCATATTCTTGGAGTTCAAGCGAATCTTGTTTAAGACGTTCTAGCTGATTTTCTGACATGTATAAGTGTCTCCTTAAAAGTAAAATAAGTCACATAATCATAATCTAATCCTGCAATAATCCAGGAAATGCTTCCTCGATTACCGGCCTCGAAATGCCGTCTAATTTCTTTTTATTAATCATTGACACAACAAGTTTAGCGTCATCCGGATGTATACCTTCTAGAATCTCAAATAAAATTCTTTCACGTTTATATGAAGGCATTTCATCACCTGGACCTCCAACAACAAAATTGATAAATCTCTTGTGTTCCTTGAGAAGGTTTGTCGGCGCATTATGCTCTTGATTGGGAGTGTAAGGCGGATCGCCTTCAGGAAAGTTAAATTTCACCGTGGAATCATAAGATCCACGCAGAATATCTTTTAAAGCCCAAGATTCATTTTCCTGCAATTCTTTAACTTTGTCTTCTTTATTACGTCGATTCTTAGTACGACGAATCACTTCATAAACTGGTCTTACCATATTAACCTCATCTATATTATATATGCTTGGAATGTATCTTACATCCAATAAATTCATTATAAAATTCATCAGATAATAATACATCATATTGGAATTGAAGTTTTGCTTCGTAATAAGAGCATTCGCCCTTTGATTTACAAAGTCTTAGTATTTCTCTTTTGTAATTATTTTTACCTTTTGATTCAACTAAAGTTTGCACTTCTTTGTTTGAACCATAATATGTACGCCAATCAGATTCGACTCTTGTGCGTACTCTACGTTTACGTGATTTAGTTATAGGCAAAATTTTTGGCTTCCAGAAAAACTTCTTGCCAATATATTTTTTTCCTGTATCTAACTCAGTTATCATATAAACAAACCCCTGAAATTCATCAGGGGTTTCGTTAAATTCTTTATCATTATAAACCCACATAGGGTTATATATCTATGTATTCGTCCGAGTCTAATTCAAGCGCATTGTTCTCTTCACCGCAAAAAGGACAATACTCAACAACCATATCCGTTTCACAATATATTTCTACTTCAACATCGCAATAATGGCATTCGACTACAAAATGTTTTTCTTTCATTAAAAGTCAATCTCGCAAGCTCCACCTGCACAAGCTGCCGCACCTAATGTATCAACATCAGTATACTTCTTTTCGGTCAGGTCATGTTCCCAACTGATATCCTTGAAATTAGCATTAATCTTATTCCACTTATGTAACAAATAAGAATCCTTCAAACAATACTCAGTTTCTTTTAAATTGCCATCTAGATAATTATTTGCAAAGTTGTTGAACCTACGAATCCAGTCTTTCTTTAATGCAGTTTGTGTAGACTCAACTGATAGGTCTTCACCCATACCTTGAGCCGTAGAACAAGCATTCCAAAGATTATCAAATGCATTGAGTGCATCAACAACTAAGCCACTTGCAAAGATGGCAGCTGTTCCGTATTTATCAACCATAGTATTTGCATCAATAACGCCAGTGTTTGGAGCTTGATTAAAGTCTTTGTCACCCATTGCAGATAAGAATGAAATACCAGCAAAGCTACGACGATTCTTAAATACATAGCTTTCAACTTCATCCCAATCTTTTACGATAATAGTATTTGACACGTTATGACGAATACCTTTATCAGCACATAGCTCTTCGTTTGTACCAGCATTTACCCAATGTTCTTGAGCTAGTTTAACTTTTTCAAGATGGTCTACGCCAATCAATTCATCTTTGAGCATTGATCCTTCTTTTGGTAAGATAGGAAATGAAACAACTACGTCTGTTCCGCCTGCTGACCAAACTGATTCTTCAACCATATGAGGATTTGTTTTTTGTATAGCCTGAGTCACCTCAGATTCTTTATTCATTTGAACATTACGTATGTACATATTAGAATGCTCAGCGTGAATACCACTAGCAGTTTGCAATAGAACCGAAGCATTACCGCTTGGCTTGACACAAGTCGTTCTAGCCGCTGCATTGATTCCAATAACTTCTGCAACTTCTCTGTTGACTTGTCTGACAATGTTTGCCCCTTCCTCAAGTATTTCTGCATTAAATAAAATATCTGGATTATTCATCCAACCAGTGATCGATACTCCAAGTAAAGCTTCACGATCAAAAATATCTTTAGTTGTATCTGGTAAGAATTTAAAATCAGTGTATCCTGCCTGAAGCGTACCTAAGATCGCACCAGCGCGGCAGGCAAGAAAGAAATCTTCTTTAGTTACACATTTACCACCATTAATCTCTGTAAGATTACATCCCTGCCATCCAGACTTACCGTCTATTTGTGGGAACATTCCTATCTCAACACATGGATTAGTTGTATGTTCTGTTGATTCTACAAATACAAAACCAGGTTCACCAAACTCTTTTACCTTAGTCATGATATTACTAAATTGTTCTTCTGTAGTTTCATCACGTACGATTACAGCTGAGTTGTTTGATCGTCCACGTTGTGGATTATCGACAAACCAATTACCTGTTTTAGCTGACATCATTTCTTCATCGTTTGGTGAGAAGAGACATATGGTTGCTGAACGACGAACACCACCAGATAAAACAGCATCAGCTTCATGCATACAAATATCATATACATTAATTGGACGTAGAGCAACAGATTCTTTTGTATCGATCACAATGTCTTGTAATAGATGTTCAATCTTATCGAGAGCACGACGTAGTCCATCAGGTCCTGGTGCTTTAAATCCACCAGAGATTTTAGATCCTTTTGGTCGAATGTTTGATAAATCAAAATAGACTCTGCGACCAGCGTAATCTGGATATTTACCACCATCTACAAAATATGATGACATAAGAACATCAACCGCAGTTGCCCATCCTTCAATATCATCTGTTACTGTATGTGTTTTTGCTGGTTTATTTCTAGCTATAACTTTAGGTAGTTTTGCAACATGGTGTTCTTGAACAGAAAATCCTGCACCGGCACCACATAATAAAATATAGAAAATCTCACCAAAGAATGCTGGACGATCAGCATAAGAAGATGTACAGTTGTACATTCTCATTTGGTGTTTTAGCAACTGTTCTCCACCGAACTGAAGGGCACGTTGTGCTCCTAAAACTCGTTGCTCTTTATAGGCTTGCCTAGCTTCTTCTAAATAAGACTTTAATCCGTTTTCTTTTTCTTTATATTGATTCGCGTGCATTTCGATTACGCGATCTACAGCTTCCTCCCATGTTTCGTATCTTTCATTGTTATCGTTAAAGCGTGAGTAACTATCGTAGAATTTCGTTTCGGACAAAAGTCTACGTGTGTCAACAGAAGCTGTTGCCATTGCAATTTCCTTTATATAAATGATTTTCCTTATGTGGTATTATATATCAAAACCACGACTTTGTAAATAGCAATATATGCCATATTTCAACTAAATATAGCAATATATTGTAAAAAGAATTAAATTTTTTTATTCACCGATTTGTTGAATTTGTGTTTCATAATACGCAATAATCTCTTTTTGTTGAAGGATGTATCTGCGTATATCGGCTATTCCCATTGATAGATTCTCATAGCCTTTTGGCGTAATAGCCATGAAGGCGGCAACACCACCGGCTTCTTTTATTCTTACTATAGATTCTTCTAGGTTATCTTCATTGATAACAAACCATTCAACGTCAGGCATATCAACAGGTTTTGGTGGAGCCTGTAAAGGAATGGTTGGGTAAATGTATTCTTTCTCAGTTACTACTATCGGTTCCGTCGTCTTCGCGCAACTCGTCAGTAATAGAAGGAGAGGTATCAGATAAAATATTTTGTATGAGTCGGTCCACACCACGATTAATCCTCCGCTCGAGATCTGCCGGATCTTCGAGAGCTTCTCTTGTTATATCAATTTGACTAAATCTTTTTCTAAGCCTATCAAGTCCGGCCTCTGACTTTTGTAATGATTCCTGTAGGTCTTTAATCATTAGAGCATTATTACTAGCTTGATTTTCTAATTCAACCACAGTTTTTTCTAATGTTTCAGCCGCACCTTGTAAAACAATATTATTTTCTCTTAACCTTGCTTTCTCAGCTTCTGAGGTTTCATAATACCAATATGCTGTATAACCTATACCACTAAAAGTAGCAACTAAAAACAAAAACAAATAAATTCTAAGCATCTGAGTCTAAATAATTTCTAAATCTTTTTAATACTTTTGGATCTCTATCTTTTCTTCTACGTCTATCTATAACGACTGTACCAGAAGGATTATCTCCAGCACCTACAACAGACGCAGTAGTAGTTCCTCCTGCCATTTCTTGAGCCTTCTTAATGGCATCTTGAGTGGGTGCACCTTTCTCACCCTTCTTTCTCATTCTTTCTCCACGTCGACGTTTAGCCCAGATGTTTGCCCACAATCCTGCTTCGTTCATTTCTTTTGTTTTCTTTTTCATGGCGTTTATAAACTTTCTATAGACTGCCGCGGCTCCAGTTTTACCCATCACTCTAGCTCGTTGTTCCATTGCTATCGCAGCTTGTATCTGGTGTGCATGCTTTTTACCAGAGTTTTTTATTTTAGCAACAGATGCTTTAGCATCATCAACTGTGGCAAACTTTAAACCGTGTATTGTTCCCTTTGGATTCTCATCTGTATATAAGTCACTATGTTTTTTAGAATTAGCCGGTTGACCTTTTTTTCTAGGTATTCTTTTCACTTGACTAATTCCATTGATGATATATGAATTTTTTGATTTGTATTCATATGAATAGCTTCGTAAATATCAATACCATAGATATCGCCTATAGGATAACTATTTTCTTCTATTCTTACTTGATCTTTAGCTCTTACTATATCTTCATATGTTGTACTTAGCATTTTATCACTTTGTAGTCTATAAATCCCTGGTGATAACATTTTATCTTCGCATACAAACCATTTATTTTCTGTTAGCATAAACTCTTTAGAATTTAATCCTAATTGTTCCATAATCTTTTCAATAGATTTATTAGATAAGTTTCCATCTTCTTTAATTAAATAAAGTGCGGAAGCGTATGAACCTATTTTTCCACCTGGTATTAGCTTCTTAATATTATATACAAGTCTGTGAAAAGGAGTGTATACATCTTTTTCTTCTGCTGTTTTTGCCTTACGAAGCTTTTTACCTTTCTCATCAATAATTCCTAGACGATATGCGTCTGTCTTCTCAAAAGGAGTTACTAACAACTTGAGAAACCTAAATGTATATACTAGATCGGCTGCTCTCTTAATAACACCCATTATATTTTCCTTAACGTTTCTACTACTAAGCTATCCATTTCATATTGTGTATATTGAGTATTTTCAATATATCGTAAAAATATTAGAAACGGTTTTATCACAGGCCAATGCCTTTCATCTAACTTTAATTCTAATATTCTACATCCTGCTTCAATACCAAACATATTAAATATGACAATAAGATGATTCAGTATCAATCTTTCGGATAATTCACCAGTAGACAAATAACGATTTACTAATCTTTTAATATATTTAAATCTTTTCAGATCTTCGTAAAAATCCTCTGAACTTGCGGTCAGAGGATTATGATAGTTTTGAGCCGCATATAAAAGCAAATTGCTTTCGGTTACATTATCAAATTTCATTGTACTTCCAATAATAAGATTTAAACTTATTTATTCGTCGTCAATGATCTCTTCTAATTCCTCAATAAGAGTTTCTTTATTCTTTCTGCGGTCTAACTCAACCCCCATGGTTCTACCATGAGCTTCAAGTTCTATTTTAGTCATATCCTCTAAGCTTTTATGATTTGCTGGAGCTTCATTGAGTTGCACAGGTTTAGGAGGAGGTGCAACTTCTTCTTTTGCAGGTTTTACCGGTCTGCTTGATACAGTTTCAGTTACTCCCATGTATGAGTCAATTTGCTCCTGGCTCATGCTTTGTGATTTCAATAATTCATTAGTACGTGGATCCCTCCAACCATTAGGTGTTGGGATAGCATTTTTTGCCCAGCTTGGTGGTTTCATTGTCATTTTGTTACTGCTCCTTTCACTGGATTTACTATGGCTTTATCGCCTTTCATGTTATCATTGCCCCTAGCTTTCATTGCTGGAGCGGAATCAGTTGCTTTCTTCACATCATCGCCGGAAGCTTCTGGATTATCTTTTACTTCAGGCTTATGATCAGCCTTCATCTTTTTTGCTGTTGGAGAATCTTTAGAATCCATCTCTTCAGGAGCTGTAGCACCTGCAGTATGAGATTTCTTTTCCATGATACGAGCGTATACAGGCCAGCGAGTAGATTCAGTTTTTTCCATAGGTGCATCACCTTTACCCTTTTCAGTTTCAGGTTCTTGACGTGGTTTTACTTCAGACTTCTCACCTTTTTTCTTTTTATTACGAAGGCCTTTAAAATCAGCAGCATCGATGTCACCATCTTTATCATGATCAAGCTTATGTTGACCACCTTTCAACTCTTCATTCATGTGATAGCCTTTATTATCACAATGGTTACATCCTTTGCCTTCGCATTTAGGACATTCCATTTTGCCTTCTTTGTGCATCATTTCTTTTGCACATTTTCTAACTTGCTCAGCTGAACACCCGTAGGCTTCTGCAGCTTTTCTATATGAACAACTAGAATCTTTCATATACATCTTAGCAGCTTTAATAACATTAGAGTGATAAGATTCATATGCTTCTTGGTTCATCTTCTTTGCTAAAGACGGAGGCATAGGTTTTAAAGATACCTGATCTTTTGGCTTTGCAGTACGTCTAGCTTTGTCTAAAGCTTTCTGTTTATCTTTCTGCGTTAATATTTTTTCTTGGACCTGTTGTAGCGCAAGGCCCATATTTTTAATGTCTTGTGTTTTCATTTTCGTTTCCTTTACATCCACATTTGGGCTGCGATTGATCCGGCTGCAGCTATAATAGCTACCCAGAATAGTTTATTAATTATACCAACAGTGTGAGCATTTTGTCTCACTTGCTCCTCAATATTATCAAGCTTCTCACTAAATCGATTCATTCTCTCCCAACCACTATCTTGTACCTGTTTGATACTAGCTATTTTCTCTTCAGCACGAGCTAAAGAAATCATCGCTTCAGTAAGGTTGTCGAGTTTCTCCTCGATTCTATCTAGTCTAGCATTAGTCGTCATTTGTAAATCCGGTGTTAATTCTAGAGAAGGTTTCATCATCTAACAATTCCATCTACGTCTAGCCTGCCTTAATCTACTATTAGGATCCTTTGCTGCCTTAGGAAACTTCTTCATTTGACCTGCACTTCTTGCACAGAATGATTTACGCCTATTGGCTGCCTTTGATCCTTTCTTCAGTTTACTCGGCTTTGTTGTTACCGCAGTTTGTAGTTTACTTCCTGGATTTGCTCTTCTAAAAGCATCAACTCCTTTTTGTGTCATACCTGCACCCTTATCGGTTGCACGGAAATGACCCTTTGAGTCTTTCTCCAAGAATGTTTTAAATCTATCCACCGAACTCATGCCCCGCTACTCGTTTCATCTGGCGATTAAACTCGGCCTGATCTGGTTTAGATTTATATAATTTAATAGAAATCTCAGGTCTATCTTTACCCTTGATTCTCCAGTTATAACCTTTTGCTTTATGCTCAGGCTTTGTTGTCTTTACAACTCTACGTTTATATCCGGCTGCCCATGATTCTGAGCCTTCATCCATTTTATCTTTTGCATCAAGATATGCAGCTATTGCCATCTTTCTACGTTTTTCTGGTGACTTACCTTTAAACTGAGGAGCTTTTGATTTTTTAAAGTCTTTGACGTAATCACCTGCGTCATGCTTTTTAGGATCAAGCTTCTCTGATATAAACTCTTTAAACTTTATCATGATGACATACCATGTTTCTTTCTAAAATCAGCTAAGTCTTTGTCAGCAGCTTTACGTCGTGCTGTAGCTTTCTTTGCATCAGCTTCACGGTCAGCTTGTGTTCTACCACTAGCTTTATCCATTTGCTTTAGAAGACGATCTCTTGCTGGACCTTCAGATACTTCGCTCTTCATATAATCTCTTACTGAATCAATATAGTCCGTAGCTTTTGTTATTTTTGATTGTACCCATTCAGGAAGGTTATCATTTTCACCTAGCATATTATGTAACTCTTGAGCAGCATCAATCATTGTTTTTAATTGACCTTTAGCCATTCCACCTTCCTGATCATATTCACCAGGATCTTTAGCTTCTTCCATAGTTCCAACTTGACTATGTTGATATATTTGTGCTAACTGCTCTCGTGTAGTTGTCATCCTTGCCTTCCAAACAATCTGTTATGGTCGATTTTATCCATGGCTTTAGATACACCTTTTACTCTTGCTTGAGCTTTTTTAGTATCTCCGGCTGCTCCCTTTTTTGCTGCATCGTCAGCAGCTTTACGTACATATTGACCCATCTTATTATTAGAAAGTTCACTCATCTTCTTACGTCTTTCGCCAGCTTCAGCATCTGCCTTTTTATTACCAGCTTTTTTCAAAGCATCAAGACCTTTTCTAATTTTATCTTTATCAGGTGACGCAGCTTTATTTAAACCAGTCTTAGTAAGATCTTTCATACTCATTGACAGTTCGTTCATGCCTTCTTTTGCAGGTACTTTAGCTTTACCAGTTAATTTATCAACAGCAGTAGATGTACCTTTATTGCGATTAATAAATGTCTTAAT